CCCAGGGGCGATACAGCGAGACCATCAGGCGCGCGCAGGCGGGCTGCACGCTGGAGCGCGCCGCGATAATTTCGCAGAGCGAAGCGAGATAAACGGAAGCAGCTAATTTTGCACCACGCGAAATGAAATTGCGTAATTTGAAACAAGAAGGCCGGCAACCGCCGGCCTTTTCTCAGTGATTTCTCAGGCGTTCGACTGCGACCTTGAAGTAGTGATCACTCAGTTCAATACCGGCGAATTCCTTGCCGGCTTGTAGTGCTGCCAGACCTGTAGTGGCTGACCCCATGAATGGGTCAAGGATTCGCCGGCCGCAGGCGGCGACAATAGACTCCATCAGCGCCAGCGGCTTACCTACCTGGTGCAGTTTCTCTCCGGGTTTCTGCTGCACGCGAAACAGACCTGCCGAGTATGTGTCGCCAACCAGAGGGCCTTTGCTGCCCCAGACAAAAAACTCCGTTTGGGCTCGGAACCCGCCTTTATACGGCCTGGCACTGCCAGCCTTGTCCCAAACCCCCACGCCACGCCACGTGAAGCCGGCAGCCTGGAGTGCATCCGACGTGACGGGCAACTGGCGCCAGTCGCTGAAGACGATCATAAGGCCGCCTGCGTTCAATTTCTCGTAGCACAGTGCCATCCACAGCGCGGACCAGTGCAGGTAACTACGCTGGTCCTTTGAATCCCCCGCAAAGTCTGGCAACACGCCGCTGCCTGTGTTTAGGTACTTAGCCCCGGTGGATGCGGCGCGGTTCCCTTTTGACTGACCACCACTTGAATACGGTGGATCGGTCACCACTGCATCGAACCCTGTCGGCAGGCTTGAAATTACCGAGAGGCAATCCCCTTGGTACAGGTCTGCCCCAGGCAAATCGACATGCTTTGGTTTGTTAAAGAGCTTCGGTTGTTGCACTTTCATGAAACGCGTCCTTTCGGGCAGACGCTCCATGGCGCTCGGGGGTGGGGCTCACGGCCCTCAGCAGATTCATTGCCCCACAGCGAGGGCACTTGATATTGATCGCCGAATACTCTGCCTCGGCGAGCTTCCGGCCGCAGCCGGCACAACGCACTTCTTGCATCACACGCAAATCCTTTGCATCGGTGTAGCCTTGGCCGTGCCTGTACAGGCAGGAGGGCCTTGGCCACGATCTGCAGCGTTTGCGGATACGAGTGGCGCAGAAGGTGCTCGAACGCCTTCTGCGTCGCCCTTCTTCTCAACTTCTCGTTATTGTCCAATTGTGAGCTTGGGCGCTATAAAGACCATCGCGCGACGAATCCAGTTGAATTTGAACGCGAGAATTGAGTCTGCCATTCAGCTCTGAGATTTTTAAATCATCGACCTCTCCATAGCCTGCCGCGTATGAATAATGGCGCACCCCAAACATGCCAGATGTTGTATTTGTTGCATCGGTAACAGTCAGGACCAGCTCCCCATCTAGCCAGACTCTGTGCAGAGGTCCGAACACTTGTAATCGGATAGAATGAGCCGAGCCGTCCACCAGTGAAATTGCGGCAGAGGCGATCAGAGTGAAAGAGGTGGTCGCGGAATTTCCGCCGCGAGCGATGAAAATCGACGTAGTGTGTATTCCACAAATGTACCCGAACGAATCGTTCGCGTTGCCCCAATACGTCGTCCGGTAAACCAGACCTATATCGCCGCTCGTCGCAATGCGCGGGTACGCCGTCCAGGTCGCCTCAAAATTCGCGACCGTTGGCCCAGAATCAAATCGAATCTTTACATCAGCTCCAGCAGATGACGTGAGTCGCAATCTCCCACCGACAACGGATTGCGCTGGGCTGCTTAAGCCATAAAGCGTCTGACCAGCCGTCGATCCATCAGACCAGTCTCTTGCCATCAGAGAACTCCCGACGGCAGTCAATCCGCAATCGACGACTTCGGTATCCCAGCTATAGGATGTAGTTGTCAGCCCCGTCACCGTGCGTTGTAACGTGCCTGTCTCCCCGAATAAACGCACTCGATATGTAGTGCCCGATTCGGGTGTGACGCTGCCGACACTCGCATCAATGAGCTGGTCGGCCTGTGTGATCCGGTTGCGATGTGCCCAACTCACAGTCAGCGTGCCGGTGATCGAGGACGGGTACGCCGCCCCGTTGATCTGCACTGCGCTCGGAGGGTAGGGTCGGAATTGCCGCTGTGTGAACGTGAGCGAATCAACACCCGCCAGCGCAGCATCCAAAGTTCCGTTGGTCGTGTGCGTGAGCAGCTTGGCGTCAGCGGTCTGGCCAGTCGTGTATTCGGTCTGGTCTGCGGAGAAGTTCTCGTCGTAGAACCAGATCCGAGCCCCGGCGGCATGCTCAGCAGGAACCGTGTCGGAGCAGCCGCGCGCCAGCAGCACTTGTCCGGCCACTGCATCAACCGCGCCGACGCGGACGATCTCTCCATCCACGATTGCAGCCGAGCCAAGATCCACACGATCCAGATCAATCGCGCCAGCCAGCGTCACATACACAGGCGCCGAGCCTACGGGCATGCTGGCAACGAGCAAACCGCTCGGGCAGAAGTAGCCAGTGCAGCGCTCAGCGTAGTCGGCACTCCCCACGCGAGCCAGCATCTTGTAGTCCAGGCTCATGGTCGTCGGCCGCACGGCCAGCGCTTGCAGGTAGCCAGCCGTGGCATCGATAGCATCGAGGTCTGCCGCTGCCAGGTGCAACGCCAGATCGCGATAACAGACCTCCATGACACGGCGCAGCGCAATGGCCTCCGGCGTGCGGCTGGGGCGTGAGCTGCCGGACTGGCTCTTGCCGTACACCGTCGCAGGAAGCCCGAACACATCTTGCACCGCAGTGACAGTGATCTTCCCATCCGTCAGCTGGCCGTCTTCTACCCGGCCAGCGCGCAGCACCATGTTTTCGATGCCCTGCGCCGGGTCAGAGATCCGGAACACTGAACCAGGACAAAGCGCCCGACCACGTCGGTCCAGATAAACCTTTTTCCGCTTCAGGAATCCGGAGCGCGACCGCAGCTCACGCCAAGCCACGCGCCGGGCCAGATCGTCGGTCGGGATGCCCGGATATTCGATCACTTGCTGCGCAACGCCGATCTGGCGGATCGACGCCAGGTTTTGCACCCGGACCTGTCCTTCCGAGTTGTCGACCGGTTTCACATACTTAACGACCACCTCATTGGTCGCGGCCGGCTGCGAGCCCGACGAATCGTCGGTAATCTCCAGCAGCCCCGTGTCTGGCGTGAACAGCGGCAACGTATCGACGTCGTAGTCATCGCGGATCAGCTTGAGATCCAGCAATCCGGTTGTGCGATCGACGCCCAAAGCTGCGCCAATGTGGCTCAGCACCCCAGCGACGAATTCTTCAAGAGAGCTACTGCGCGCCCACTTCACGCACATGCCAAATCTCTCGCTGTAAAGCTGATCCGCCGCGGCGCGCCAAACCGCGTCGCCAAGCAGGTCGCGGCCAAACTTACGGCCCCAGTCCCGGTTCGTCAGGCACTCGTACACGATGTGTGCCGGGTTCATCGCGTGGATCGTGTTGCCATCTTCATCCACCAGATCAATCTGTGCCTTCTCCGGATACCAAGGGTCGCCGTCCCAGCCGGCCAGCCGGCGCTGTGCCCGGAAGTCCCACTTCTTCGGATACGGAGAGAGTGAGCAGATCAAGCCGTCGAAGAACATCGTGACCACACCGCGAAACGCCGGCACCAGCCCTCCCAGCATTCGCGCGAGCCGCGCATTAACCGGCTGCGTGCGCTCCCCCATCATCAGATCGAGCGTGCCATCGATGCCGCCTTCCTTGTCGTCACCTCCGAACAGGTCAGGCTGCGCGATCCGGATGCCCCCGGTCAGGACTGTCGTCGTCTTGATATTGCGGCCGGTCCCGGTCGTCTGCGTCGTCTCACTCGCAATCTGGCTGCTCGTAACATTCCCGGTCCATGCGGTCTTGCCGCCGACCTTGATCCCCAGCAGCGCATCGATGGCCAGGCACAGGCCCATGTGCAGGCCCATGTAGTAGCGATAGCCGATAACCGTGGATTTCTTCTTACCCACGCTCTGCCTCCCTCTGCTCGGCCCATTGCACCAAGCGCAACGCCATTGCGTCGCCGGTGGCTGTCAACACCTCTGCGTCGATGCCATTGGCCACAAAATCCAGCCAGTCGATTCCCTGCGCGGCACACCACGTGCGCACGCCGCGCCGGCACAAGCCGATCCTGCCGTCGATGCCCGGGCACTGCGAGAGGTCGTGAATCGTGACAATCACTTCTTGATCTCCGTGTAGCGGTAATTGCCGACACCCAGCACCATCCAGCCCTCAATCCAGCAGTCGCCAAAGATCACGATCCTCGGCGTGCCTTCATCGGTTTGCGGAAAGTCGAAGTCCTCGAAGGCTGCCGGAGACGGCACGGTGGGCTTCGGTGCGCTCGCAATAGCCACCACCATCGACACAATAAATACGACCAGCATTCCCCATTCATACGGAGTCATGTTGTCCCTTTCAAAACGCCTGGTTGCCATCGAACGGCGACTCTTCCGGCAGATCCTTCACTGCGCCGCAGTTGAGCAGGTTGCCGAACTTGTCGTTGCAGGTCGCAATCGCCAGATCGCAGCCCGGGTAGATCGATACGGCCTGCCCCTGGCTCAAGCCTTCTGTGCCCCCCAGCAGCGTGAGCGTGGCCCCCAGCTGGCGCTCGATGCCTCGCGTCTCGTTTTCGCCGGACTCATCGTCTGCCGGCCACTCCACAAAACCGGCCGAGAAGTAGTCGTCGCCATAAGCCGCAGCGGCAGGAACCGTCAGCGTCGCGCCATCCAGCGTGTCGATCACCACGTCACACCGGAAATCATCCAGTTCCACCCAACAGCCGCGCTGGCCGAGCGCATACGGGCAAGTGCGCCCCCAGGTGAGGCGCAGCCCAGGCAGATCTAGACTCGCCGAGAGCGGCGTGCAGGTGATCTTGGTTGTGGCGGCATCCTCTGGCGACACGTCCTTCACCAGCCCAACCCAACTCACCGGAGCCTCGTCGTCGCCGTAATGCGTGTCGCGGATGTGCAGCCAGACTTCGGACGACGGCCCCACGCCGCGCCAACGCGTCACCAGGCTCGACATTGCGTCGGTCGAGCCGCTCACCACCAAGGTATCCGCCGAAGCTTCCCCAGTCTGGCGGATGCCATCGTCCGAGATGCCTGCGGGCAGATAGGTGCGCCCGCCGTAACTGATCGAGCGATCCGCAGAGGTGTAGCACCAATGCCGCAGGCCTCTGTGGAAGTCATACAACCGGATCGGTTGCCCGTCAGCAGTCGAGATCTCGCGTGCGCTAAAGCTCATCGCGGACCCCTTTGAAGATCGTCTGCGCCGTCGTGATGCCGGCGCCGTCTGTTTCGTGCTGGATCTCGGTGTCGTCCGAATCGCTGCGCATCAACGCCAAGAACGAGATCCGCGTCACCGCCTGAACATGGATTAGTGCGGGGATGCCCGCGTCGAGCAGCAGGCGTTCGGTCGCATCGTCGATCACGGCAGCAGCAGTGATGCGGCGCCGATAGACCGCACCGCCGGCCAGCTCGATCTGGATATCCTGGCGGCCCAGCAGGCCGACTCCCGCTT